CACAAAGCGACGTCTGGACACAACAATCTTCGGGAAGTAACACATGGCAATAACAAGAGTTACCTTTGGAGAGTGGCTACCTGACCAGCCAGGGGTTATCGGTGCGCTGACCACGGCTAGAAACTGCTACCCCAAGGCTGTTGGGTATGGCCCGTTTCCGCAGGAAGTGGACTACTCAGACGACGCTCCACAGACGCTTACGGCTGCGGCTGCCGCCAAGGACACAAATAGCATCACCACAATTTACGCCGCAGGTACGACTCGGCTATTTAAGTTAGACACCTCAGACTTCTCGTGGGACGACATTTCTGCGACCACATACTCTGGGACAAGCGGGTGGAAGTTTACGCAGTTCGGGAACTCCCTGATTGCGGCTAACGAGTCCAATACCATGCAGTACATCGACGTTATGTCTGGGACTACCTTTGCAAACCTAGCGGTAGACGCTCCCAAGGCTAAGTTTGTGACCGTGGTGCGGGACTTTGTGGTGTCGGGTTATCAGTCGGACAACAAAAACCGAGTGCAATGGTCGGGGATTAACAACGAGAAAACTTGGACTACCTCTGCCACAACACAGGCTGACTTTCAGGACGTTCCTGACGGCGGTTTTGTGCAGGGTGTAACGGGTGGCGAGTTCGGGCTAGTCCTGCTAGAGCGCAGTATCGTGCGGATGTCCTACGTTGGAACCCCGCTGATATTCCAGTTCGACAACATCGCTAGGAACCGTGGGTGCTTTGAGCCAAACTCGGTCATCCAATGGCAGGGCATTACCTACTTCTTGGGTGATGACGGATTCTACGCTTGCGACGGTCAGAACCTAAAGAACATAGGCGCAGAGAAGGTTAATCGGTACTTCTTTAACTCGCTAAAAGAGTCGGATTTGGGCAACATGAGTGCAGCCATCGACCCAATTAACAACTTGGTGGTTTGGGGCTACCCAAGCGTGGATACAGACTACCGCGCCCTGATTTACCACATCGCTACCGGAAAGTGGTCTTACGCAGATTCGTCTGCAACCCGCGTTGCGCCGGTTTCTACTCCGTCTATTACCTTAGAAGGGCTAGACGCTTTCTCGGCAAGCATAGATGCGCTTGGGGTTTCGCTAGATAGCCGTAACTGGCTAGGCGGCAAGCTGCTTTTGCTAGGCATCAAGGGTTCAAAGTTAATCACCTTTACGGGTGCGGCTAAGACCGCAACGATTGAGACTTCGGACATTGAGTCGCCAGCCAATCAGTCTATGGTTACGATGATTAAGCCAATCGTAGACAACGGGACAGGTAGTGCTTCCGTGGCTTCTAGGCTACAACTGAACCAAACCGTGTCATTCCCTACGGTTACGGCAGCCAATAGCGAGAACCGCATAGGAACTAGGTCTTACGGCAGATACCACAGGGTTAAACTAGAGCCGTCAGGGGATTGGACGACAGCTATCGGAATGGATGTAGAGATTCAACAAGCAGGGACTAGATAATGTTTCGTGTTCTACCGTACCAAGGTGGAGACCCACGGCAGATTTCCGAGGTGGTCAACAACCTGATGAACGGCAAGTCCAATAATACGGGGACGATTACGCTTGCCACGGGCAATGCGACTACGACTACCCTGTACGACGAGCGTATTTCCGTAGATACAAAAATTGTACTTATTCCATTCTCGGACGCGGCAGAGGCAGATTCTGCACCTTACGGCGCGTTTCAGGACACGACAGACCAGAACGCGACAACAACCTCGAACGAGTACATCATCAGTTGCAACACAACTGATTACAGCAACGGGGTGGTTTTAGAGAGCACCAACAAGTTCCGTGTGCGTAATTACGGGATTTATAACATTCAATTTAGCATCCAGTTTGCCAATGCGGATGTGCAGATTCAAGACGTAGATGTGTGGTTTAAGAAGGGTAGTGGAGGCGGGGCTGCTTCCAACATTGCGGGAAGTAACAGCAAGTTCTCAGTCCCAGAGAGCCACGGCGGTACAGACGGACACCTAATTGCGGCGCTTAACTTTTTCCTAGAATTACAGGCAGACGATTATATTCAGCTTGCTTGGGCATCAACCGACACAGATTGCGGAATCGAGCATCTAGCGGCGCAGACAAGCCCAACAAGACCGTCAACCCCGTCTGTAATCGTTACCGTGAACTACATTGCTCCTGCGGCGTACTCAAACATTTACGTCTCTGCCCAACAGCAGGGACAGGCAACGATTACGCATTTTTCTAACGCTACGTCGAACAAGACTTATGCTTACATTTTGGTTGGATAATCTTTATAATAGGTGATATATGTCCTCATTCTCTAACGTAGCTGTCGCCCAACCAGGTTACACACCTCCAGCGGGTTATACCCCGCCACAAATGCCGGGGATGTTCGGTGGCTTCTTTAACTCGTCTTTTGCGCCCATAGCGCAGCAAGTAACCCAGCCAGTAGCAACGGCAGCACCGGTAGCGGCTACAACAACAACCTCAGCAACAACGCCAACTACTACTGCGGCTGTTCCAACCACAATTCCTGGTGGAGCAGCTAACGAACTAGCCGTTGCCCGTGGTACAGCAAGCGGAGAGTCAAGAATTGACCCACGCCTAGCCCCGTACCTCGAAATGGGTTTGCGTAGGGCAGAAAGACTATTCTTTGGCGAACCACAACCTAGCCTTTATCCAGGTCAAATGTACGTCTCCCCAAGCCAACAGACCGAACAGGCTCTGGCGATGCAGGAACAGTTGGCGAGTGCGGCATCTCCATTTATAAGCGCAGGGCAACAGGGCTACCTGTCGTCTTTGGGGCAGATTGGGCAGACCGCCGCAGGTGGGTTCTTACAAGGCAACCCATACCAGCAGGCTATGGTTCAAGCCGCTACCCGCCCGCTTACACAGCAGTACGGAGAGCAGATTGTTCCGGGCATTTCTAGCCTTTATTCACGCGCTGGTCGCTACGGGTCAGGCTCAATGGAACGCGCCCTTAGTGGGGCTACGGAAGCCTACGGCAGGGCATTAGGCGACGTTACCTCTAACATCGTTGGTCAGGACTACGCTCGCGAGCGCGGACTACAACAACAGGCACAGCTTGGACAGGCAGCCTTGGCTCAAGCCGCCCCAAGTTTCTATCAGTCATCTTTCCTACCGGCTCAGACGTTGGCTCAAGTTGGTGCAGCGCGGGAAGCAATTGCGGCTCAACCGTTGCAAGAGGCAATTCAAAGATACCAATACTCGCAACAGCTTCCGTACCAACAGTTGCAGGGCTTTTTGTCCTCTGTCTACGGCACTCCGATGGGGTCGTCCCAAATTCCACAGACACCACAGGCGCAGATAAACCGCACCGCACAAAACTTAGGAATTTTGTCTACTGTTGGCGGTTTAATACCAGAGTCTACCCGTCAAAGCGCGTTTGACTACGTTGGAAGTTTGTTTTAATGACCTACTGGTGTGACAACTCGGCGGTGTGGACGCACTACGGAAATGCGTCTAGCATTATTTTCCCAGCGTGGGAGAAAGCCTTTGCCGCAGTCATTAACCACCACCTGCCAAGCGTAAAAGACGAAGATTTACGCAGACGGATGATTAAGTTTGTCCAAGAGGAAATGTCCCACGCAAGTGCCCATGAGTCGTTTAACGACAGGCACAACCTCAAGGATGCAGAGAAGCAAGAGTTTGCGAATACCAAGATAATCCACCGCAGACCGGGGATGACTTTCTGGCTAGGCACTATGGTGTCAATAGAACACCTAGCCTCCTGCATGGCAAGGTCTTACATTGACCGTTGGGGAACCAGAGAGGGTCGAGACTTCAAACTGTTCTGCTGGCACGCAAGGGAGGAACTTGGGCACAAAACACTAGCCCTAGACCTGTGGGACTACCTAGGACTGTCGCGCAAGGAATTACGCAAGATTGCCCGCGTCAACCAGAAGTATGTGATTGGATTCTTGCTAAGTTACACAATCAAGAAGCTCAAGGAAGAAAAGTTGTTGTGGAAGGTATCCACATGGAAAGACCTAGCGGTGTGCTTTGGCTATGTGGGGTTC